TTGAGTTATGGCTAAATCTGGAACTATTGGAAAGCAAACATTTGGAAAGCGAAGAAAAGGAAAGGCTCATAAGAAGCATAATAAACACAATCGAAAGGAGAGAAATTATCGAGGACAGGGCAGACATTGAGATTGATTACCTAAAACTAATGAACTAATGTATATCCATCCTACCGCAATCATTTACCCGAATGTAATCATTGAGCCAAGTGTTTACATCGGGCCGTATTGTATTATTGGCGCACCAGCAGAGTGGAAAGGATACGAACATTGCGAGGGGTTAGTGACGATAATGGGCGGGGCAAGATTAACAGGATTGGTAACAGTTGATAGTGGAACAAATAAAAGAACCATAATCGGGAAAGATTGTTACCTGATGAAAGGGGCGCACGTAGGCCATGACGCCATCTTAGCGGAGAATGTTACGCTTAGTTGTGGCGCAAAAGTCGGTGGTCATACTATTATAGAAAAGAATTGCAACATTGGTTTGAACGCGGTGCTGCATCAAAAGATAAGAATACCAGAAGGGTGTATGATTGGTGCTTCTGCCTTTGTGGGCAAGAAATCTATTTTACAACCATACTATAAATACGCTGGCGTACCTGTAAAAGAAATCGGAAGCAATGCTCGTTAATGTAATCTTATTAAATTACGAAAGAAAAGAACATACCCAAAGGGTAAAGAATGTTAACTTTTCAAATGCGGGGTTTCATTTTGACTTTATCGAGGTAGAAATGAAAGGAATCTCTCGCGCCATCAATTACGGAATAAGTAGAAGCTATCAATACGACGCTATTGTAACGATGGCAAACGATATCTTAATGCCTGAAAATTGGCTGCAACGGATGGTAGAGGCTATGCTGACAATCCCAAATACAGGAATGTGTGGTATTCATTGCGTAGAAGGTCTCGGAGAAAGAACCTATGTAGATGGGATTCCTATTCACAAAGCCGATGCGGTATTCGGAAATGTATTAATACCGATGAAAGCAATTGAAACAATAGGAAAGTTCAACGAGGTGTACGACCCTTACGGAATGCAGGATAGAGATTATTCTTTTAGATTACAACAAACAGGGCATTTAAATTATTACTTAGGTGGATTAACGGCAGAGCATATCGGTCACGATGTAGGGCAAGACACCCCATATAGAAGGATGAAAGATGAAGGCTTAATGAAGTGCGATAAACTATGGGCGCAAGAAACAGGAAAATATCAAGCTACCAATAACTACGTAATACGATGAAAGCGGAAATAGTAAACATAAACAAGGTTCGAACAAACCCTAACAATCCGAGAATTATCAAGGATGACAAGTTCCAAAAACTTGTTAAGTCAATCCAAGAGTTCCCGCAGATGCTTGAAATAAGACCTATCGTAGTCAATGACGATATGATTGTTTTGGGTGGCAATATGCGTCTTAAAGCGTGCTTAGAAGCGGGATTAAAAGAAATACCTATAATAAAAGCCTCAAACCTTACCGAAGAACAACAAAAGGAATTTATCATTAAGGATAACGTAGGCTTTGGAGAATGGGATTGGAACGACCTTGCTAATAATTGGGATAGTGAACAATTACAAGAGTGGGGATTAGATATTGCAGGCTTAGAAGAAGAAGATATTAAACAAAAAGATAATACAAAGACAGAGGCAAACAAATGCCCTAATTGTGGCACGGAAATAGTGAGCAAATAGAGAGAAAATGGCAAACGAACAAAATTTAAAACCCTTTAAGAAAGGGGAAGTGGCAAACCCCAACGGCAGACCTAAGAAGTATGTAACGCTGCTTAGAGAGCAAGGCTACAAGTTAAGTGAAATAAACGATACTATCCAAGTTATGCTTCAGATGGGGGTGGATGAATTAAAAGAAGTTTGGGATAACCCCAAGGCAACGATATTAGAAAAGACAATCGCCAACGCTATGCGTAAAAGTTTAGAGAAAGGTAGCTTGTATTCGGTAGAAACATTACTTACCCGTGTGTATGGAAAACCGAAAGAGGTTCAACAAGTTAGCACCGATTCAAGGATTGAGGTTGTGTTTGTAAATGGGAAAACGATACTATAAGATATTGCTCTGGATAATATCCGCAGGGGGCTAAGTTGCAATGCGAGCAATGGCACTCTTCCTTGTCGCCAAAACACCCTGCAAACTTTTTTTTGATTAGTATGCACAAATTTTAATAAAATGCTATTTATATTAAATAGGTTTTTCCCACGTTTTAAAACCAATCAAAAGCAACTTTGATAAATAAAACGTTTCAGTTCATTCGAGTACGTTGGCAAAAAGTGAGAGCAATGTCTAACCCGTGACAACTCTTGACAAGGAAGTTAAAGGTTAAAGCCAGATAAACCCGTAGGGATGCGGTGGCAAGGAATGGGAATTGAGTGATAAAGGCAGTTGCAAAATAAAAAAGCCTTTATATTTTGAGTTAGTTTGGTATAACTTTGATTTACCCTACTTCCTTGGATATAGACGGGGTGTATCTAAAAAGGAGATAATTTTGTCAAAAAAATACAATCAATAAAAAAATAAATTTTGTAGTTTCAAAAATATTTCGTATCTTTAATTAAATTTAATACTAAAATGTATTACGAAATTGAAGCCGCTGAACTAATTGTTGATACAGATGGATGTCAAACATCTGGAGACACAATCATAAAAAAGGTAGCGAAGACAGAAAAAACTGCGAAGAAAATCGGAGAGCAGTTGCTTAAAAATAATAGAATACTATCGGTATGGATTCGTGGATGGAAATGTGAAAGACAAGATGATGACCCATTGTGTGGATTCAATAGATATAAGAATGATATCAAATGGAATATAGAAAGGGGATGGTAGAAAATAAATACATAGATAATTTATGTAATGAGAATAGAATTGCCTCAGCCACATATCAACCAACAAGTAATCCTTGATAGTTCATCAAGGTTTCGCGTTGTAATGGCTGGCAGACGCTTCGGCAAGTCAGAACTTTCACAAATAGAAATCATTGTCAACGCTTTACAAGGGCAGCAAGTATTTTACGTTACACCTACCTATAATTTGGCGCGAGTGTTTTTTGACCAATTAGCGAAAGCCGTTCCTTTCGAAGCCAACAAATCTGAACTATCTATCAAGTTCCCCAATGGCGGAGCGGTTTACTTTTTTACTGGCGAACGCTTAGATAACCTTCGAGGTAGGAAATTTCACTTTGGAGTTATTGACGAAGCCTCATTCATCCCTGATTTAGAAAACGGCTGGCTAAACTCTATTCGCCCTACCTTAACCGACTACAAAGGGCGTGCGTTATTCATCTCCACACCCAAGGGCAAGAACTTCTTTTATTCCCTATTCCTTAAAAGTGGCGAACCCGATTGGCAATCTTTCAAGTTCACCACCTACGACAATCCTCATATCGATAAAACCGAGATAGACGATGCAAGGCTTCAGCTACCCGAAGTCGTGTTCGAACAGGAGTATATGGCAAATCCTGCCGAAAACGCCTCTAATCCGTTCGGTAGTGCCTATATCAAGCAATGCACGTTTGAGGTCAGCCATGAGCCTCCTATTGCGTTTGGTATCGATTTAGCGAAGTCGGTCGACCATACCGTGATTATCGGGTTGGATAAAAACGGCTCGGTGTGTTATTTCGATAGGTTTCAAAAGGATTGGCGGCAGACAAAGCAAGTTATCGGCAACCTACCCAAAGTGCCAGCATTGATTGATTCAACAGGTGCGGGGGACCCGATATTCGAAGATTTGCAGCGCGAGGGGTTACCTGTCAGCGGGTTTAAGTTCACATCGACCTCAAAGCAGCAATTGATGGAAGGTCTCGCCTCTGCGATACAACAAAGAAAGATAACCTTTCCGCAAGGGCATATCACGGAAGAACTCGAAATATTTGAGTATCAATACACCGCAACTGGGGTTCGCTATTCAGCACCGCAAGGCTTCCACGACGACTGCGTGATGGCATTGGCGTTAGCGTGGCATCATTACACCCGAAATACAGGGCAAGGCAAATATTCGTTTGCATAGTTGTCAAGGATTGCTTTACAACTCAAAAAGGGGATATTTTGACTTATTTCCTTTTCATACAATTCAAAGACAATTTCAAAACAAAATCTATTTATAGGTATGACGTGGAAAGACATAAACGTATTCCAATGGCAGCAACTCAATGAGTTGTTTCTAAAATCTAAGGAGTTAAACGAATTAGATATCGCAATTCAATCAGCCGCGATTTGTACGCGTATGACTGAAAATGAAATCGATAGCCTACCGATTGAAGATTTAAACCCTTTGATACAATCGATTAGCTTCATCCACGAGGAGATTAAACCCGAGCCACAAAAGTACATTAAGATAAACGGCAGAAGGTATAAGTGCATTTATGACGTGCGTAAGATACCCGCAGCGCGTTATATCGAAACAAAGCATTTCGGGCAAGACGTAAACGGCAACTTACACAAGATTGCAGCGTGTATGGTTATGCCGATGAAGAAAACATTGTTAGGGTGGAAGGTAGACAAGTACGATGCCAGCAAGCACGAGCAGTACGCGCAGGATATGCTCGAAGCACCTATCACCGCAATTCTTGGAAGCGTGGTTTTTTTTTATCAAGTATACAAAAACTGGATAAAGAGTTCGAAGGATTATTTGATACACGAGATGACGAAGAAGATGACGCGCTATCAGGCAGAGGCGGTGTATCAAACTTTATGCGATACTATGGATGGATATACCAGACCGAGTTGGTTGCTACACTCGAAAAAATCACGTTGGAGCAAGCATATGAAATCCCTACCCTTCAATACCTTAATGACCTTGCTTACCTCAAGGCGAAAGGCGAATACGAAGCCGAGCAATTAAAAAAAGCCTATGGCAAAAAGTATTAAACAATTACAGGCTGAACTTTTAGACGAAGGCTTGCTCGATAGGTTAGGCGCGCAAAGGGAAGATTTATCCAAACTGACCTTAACGGAGCAATTGCTTATTCGCTCGGCTGCCAACTTTATCGAAAGGGTAAAACAAAACATCGAGGTATTAGGAATCAGCGATACTGGTGCCTTGAGTGACGATATTAGCCAAGGGGAATTAACAAAACAAGGCGGCACATATTCTATTTCATTGGGATATCCCGCTAACTCGGCAGCGGCTAAATACTACGACTTCGTAAACAAAGGGGTTCGTGGAGTTAAGTCAAAAACACCTAATTCTCCGTATTCGTTCAAGAACTTAGGCGTAAGTCGAAAGTTCCAAGACAATATCTTTTCATGGATAAAAAGAAACAATGTTCAGGGCGATGTCGCAATCACTAAGCGTCAAGCAAAGAGGCAATCGCTATCTAAGATGGCAAGTGCGGCAACGAACCAAAAGAGTTTGGCATATGCCGTAGCGGTGGGAATCAAAAAGAAGGGATTGAGAAAAACAGGATTCTTCGATAACGCGGTAGACAATATTTTTGGTGCTGACTTCGCAACCGCAGTAAGTAAAATAGTAGGACAAGATATAAAGATTTTAATTAAGCAAAATGGCAATAACAATCAATAGTACACCTGCATTGTATAGTTCGCTGCATAGCGCGCTTTACTTTGTCGTGACATCAACAAATACAGGGCAAACCAATTTCAAATACGTTTGCGATATTTATGTCGATGGTAACTTAGTAACAAGGCTCAAATCATTTCCGCAGCCAAGTTCCACAAAAGGTATCTTCAACGTAGCACCGATAATCCGTAATTATTGGAACTCTTATTTTAAACCCAACATTTCGACATATAGTGCTATACCTTATTCTGGAAGCGATATTTATGTTGATTATGAAATAAAGTTCGGGGAAGAGTACGATGCTACCACATATACAAACTTGGCTACATCAACACGCAGAGCCTACAACTACATAATGGATTATTTATACAATCCAAATAGCGCAGCGTATTTAACACCGCAAGCATATGCGACTAACTATGCAGGCTTTTACCTAACTAATAGAGATAAGGCGCAAGTTCAATTTCCTACCTCGCTATTGACTACGGGAACACTTTACACCTCTGTTTTAAGCGATGCAGAAAACACGACAAAAAATATCTCGTTTGATATTCTTGTAACAAATCAAAGTTCTGCTTTTTCATATAATGGAGCAACGCTAACATGGAAAGATTATGCATTAGTAGATATTTCGCCTCGTGCAATCAATACCTACTTAGGAAGCACAATCATAACCGCAAACACTCGGTATTATGATGTGCAACTGAAAATTGCTGGCGCGATAAAAGATACTATTCGAGTTACATTGTCGTGTACGCAATACGATGTTATCCCTTTGCATTTTCTTAACGCTGCTGGTGGCTACGAAACATTCCACTTTACCGCAGTCAATAGGCAATCTCGTAACGTAGAGCGCAAATCATTTCAACGCTTACAATACGAATACGAATCAGCCACAACCGCAATGGATATGGTCGATTCTTACGGAAGGCTCTATGGTGGAACTATCCCTTTTAACACACAACAAAAGTTAACCTATAAGTTGATTAGCGACTGGGTCAACTTTACGGATTACAACTGGCTAAAAGAAATGATTGCATCGCCCGAAGTTTATTTAGAGCGCAATGCACAATTTGTGCCTGTAAATATTTCTACTGCTAATTGGAGCGAAAAGAAACGCTTTGCAGACAAGACCTTTAACTTAGAATTGGATATTGATTTGGCGTACCAAATTAACTCACAATACCGATGATATCAAGCGAAATATATTTAGAAAATAATAGGTTAGATTTAAGTCAAGATTTATCTTCGGAGTTTACCTATGCTATCGATGATATACAAGATTTTGCTGCACGCAATACAGGGTTTTCAAAAACAATCATACTACCAGGAAATGCAGTTAACAACAAACTATTCGGTCACATATTCGAGTTCAATAACGCTAACTTCTATGACAATACACAAGATAATGTGGGTTACAACTTCAACGCAAGCAAATCCGCAGATTGTGTTATTTATGTAGACAAAATACAAATCTTCAAAGGCATATTAAGGCTTTTAACAATAACCATTGATAACGGCACAATAGAATACGAGTGTGTTGTATTCGGCGAGTTAGGCGGCTTTGTTAATGCTATCGGAAATAAAAAACTTGAGGAATTAGATTTCTCCCAATACGACCACGCTTGGAACTACGATAATATCGTGACATCGTGGGAGCAGGCAAGCGGAACGACTGCATCGGGTATGGGATATTATTATCCCTTGATTGATTATGGGCAAGTATCACATTCCAATAAAAAGAACTGGCATTTTTCAGCGTTTCGCCCTGCTTTGTTTGTCAGAGAATATTTGGATAAGATTATTACAAACTCTGGCTATACATACGAAAGTAATTTCTTTGATACTAACTTTTTCAAAAGATTAGTCATTCCCAACAACCAAAGAGATATAAAGAAAAGCACTACGACTGGCTTAAACGCAGCGGCTACTGTTGCAACGTATACCAATGTCGGGGAAATTGCTTGGACGCCTATTTCATTAGGTAACTTTACCATTAACGCAGCGCAAGAGATTTTCACCTACACTTCGGCAACGCCATTTACTGGAACGATTGATTGGACTTTGACAGGCGAAGTATTAGAGACAGGAACTATTTTAATATTTGATTTACTCAAGAACGGAGCGCAGATTGCAACTTACACGGCAAGTCCTAACGCTGGTGATTTCTTTTCTTTCTTAATACAATTAACCAACCAAACCTTTTCGCAGAACGATACGCTTTCCGTTTATATGAATACGGATATCCGAGGATTAGGGGTAAGTATTATCGAAGGCTCTTTGTCAATTATTTCAAATACGCCACAATTAGTGCCGTTAGGGTATGGAGATACCATTGCAATTAACGATACACTTCCAAAGGGTATATTTCAAAAAGATTTTGTTGCTTCGATTGTAAAGATGATGAATCTTTATATTGTTGAAGACACGACAAAAGAAAAGCATTTAATCATTGAGCCGTATGTAGATTTCTATCAGCGACCGAATGTTTTTTTACAAGTTGGCGACCTCGAAGAAAACTTTTTAGTAAACAACACGGATTTGCTTTTATTAGAAGACGCACTCGGTCAGAACGTGGATTGGTCGTATAAGGTTGACAGGGCAAAGGCAATCAAGTTAACGCCTATGGGCGAACTCAACGGAAGATATTTTGAGTACAAATATAAAAACGATAACGATTATTACAACGAAGATTACACGAAAAGGTATAATCAATCATACGCTGATTATTTAGAAGATACGGGCTTTGAGTTTTCTACCGATAAGCAAACGGCAGAAGTTATATTCAGTCCTACAATAATCGTAGGCTATCAAGGCGAGGATAAGCGCTTTTCGACGATATTTAAGTTATCGAATACGCAGAACAATCAATCGGAAGATAAGGTCGAAAGCAATATCCGTATTTTGCAAGTTCGCAAGATGACTGGTGTTTCAACATGGCACATAAGAAATAGCGGTGGAAACGTGGGTGCGGGATTAAACGATTATGGTTATGCGGGGCATTTGGATAACCCAGATATACCTACATCGGATTTGAACTTTGGAGTGCCAAAAGAACTTTATTTCACGTTAAGCAATCAATACCCAAGTGCAAATATGTATAACGCATTTTGGAGTTCATACGTTGCTGAAATAACCGACAAGAATAGCAAGTTAATGAGTTGCTCGCTTTACTTAAAGCTATCGGATATCTATTCTTTGGATTTCTCTAAACTGATTTACATTGATGGCTCGCTTTGGAGATTAAATAAAGTTATTGACTTTAACCCTACTTCGCCCGATTCTACGAAATGTGAATTTTTAAAGGTAATTGAATTAACATACGCATAATGAACTACGTTAACATTCAAGAAGTGGAAAAGAGTTTAGCCATGTCGGTATTACAAGTATCGATTGGCTATAATTCAATTGATGGTTTGCTGAACGCTTATTCTATTAAGCAGGAAAGGTCGTTAGTGCAAGCACAAAACAAAGTCGCACTATCTCAATATTTGCCTACCAATAGCACACTATTTCTAAAAAACGAAAAGCAAAAACGGGAGAGAATAAAATATGTCACTCCCGATAATTGGAAAGATGCTTTTAAACTAATTAAATTGATATGGCAAACACGACAGTTGGCGTAGATGTAAACGTAAAAACGAACGTCGCAGGTTCGATAGGGGAATTAAAAGCCTTAAAAAAAGAGCTGAAGGAAACGGCTGCGGGTTCGGCAGATTTCAAAAGGCTAACGAACGAGATTAACGACCTCGAAGATAAAATCAAAGGTGCGCGGCAAGGTGCTGGCGATTTGGTTGACCAATTGGCTTCCGCTGGTGGGCCTTTGGGCGCTTTGGGTGGCGCACTAAATAAAGCGAAAGTATCAACAGTAAGTTTCGGTACTGCTTTAAAAGCAACAGGTATCGGCTTAGTCGTTAGCTTGATTGCTGGCTTGGTGGCTGCATTTGCAGAAAGCGAAAAGGCGACAAAAAAGTTGCAGCCTTTACTAATCGGGTTTCAGAAAATATTTGCGGGCATTTTTGCTGCCATTGAGCCTGTATTTAATGCCTTAGTAGATTTTGCGGTTGAAGCGTTGCCGATGGTTACCAAGGGCATCGGTATGGCATATTCAGCCGTCACCTCATTCATACAAGGTCTTGGATTATTAGCAAGCGCGGTAGGTAAATTAATTAAGGGCGATTTCAGCGGTGCATGGGATAGCGCAAAGGAAGCCGTTACTGGTTTTGGAGATAGATATGAAGCCGCGAATAAAAGATTTATTGATGGCACAAAAGAAGTAACCAAAACCGAGCAGGAAGAATTAGAAAAAAGAAAAGCCGCTGCCGAGAAAGCCGCAGAAGAAAGAAGAAAAAGAGAAGAAAAAGAACGGCAAGAAGAATTAAAAAGAATAGAGAGGCAGAACGAAGCTAAGATGGCTTTGATGCAAAATTTGAATGATGAGCAAACAAAAAAAGAAGCAGAACTAAGAAAAAAAAGGGAAGAACAATTTGCAATAGATTCTAAAAAAGAATTAGAAAGAACAATAAGTTCGGCTCAACAAATTCAAGATGCCTTAAATGCAATTTTAGCAACAAATGCAAGTAAAGCAAGAGAGCAATATGTCGCTCAATTAAATGCAGAAGGAGAATTAGCAAATGCAAGTTATCAGCAAGAATTAGAGCGATATCAGTTAATAAGACAATTACAACGTCAGGCTTTAGTCGAAAGAAAAGCGTCGAATACTGAATTTGCCGCTTTTGATGCTGAAACTAAAAAAGGAGAAATAGATAGAGAAAGAGCCGCGGCGGATGCAAAATTGGGAATTATATCGGGTGCGTTAGGAACTATTGCAAATGCAGTAGGGCAAAATACAATTGCAGGAAAAGCATTAGCAATTGCACAGGCAACAGTTGATACATACGCAGGAGCAAATAAAGCGTTATCGACCTATCCCCCACCATGGGGTGCAATCGCTGCGGGTACAGTTATTGCTGGCGGTTTGTTAAACGTAAGGAAAATCATTTCTACAAAGTTGCCTAAACCCCCAGGAAGTAACGTAGCTGATACTTCTTCGGGTGCTTCGATTTCAAGTTCAGCACCTATTGTACCGCCTACTCCTTTAATCAATACACGTACGCAATTAGATTCAGCAAGCATACAACAATTAGGAAACGCAACAAACAGAGCCTATGTGATTGAAAGTGATGTAACTAACTCACAAGAACGTATCAAAAGAATTAACAGAGCGGCAAGATTAGGATAAAACGCTATTTAAGATTATGGAAAAAGAATTACCAATATATCGCTTAGACATAGTTGAAGATTTAGAAAGCAACGTGGAAGTAGATTTCGTTGCCTTGGTTGATAGACCCGCAATTGAGAAAGCCTTTTTAGCCTTTCAAGATTCATACTCGGATTATCCCGATGCCGTAAAGAACAATGCACAAAATGCTTTGGATTGGGCAGAAGAAAACGGATGGGGCGATTGCGGTACACCTGTCGGTAAACAACGTGCCAACCAATTAGCCAATGGCGAGCCTATCAGCGTTGAAACAATACGCAGGATGTATTCGTTTTTATCAAGACACAAAGAAAACGCGGAGACCTCAAAAGGTTACGGAGATGGCTGCGGTCAATTGATGTATGATGCGTGGGGTGGAGCAAGTGCGCTAAGTTGGGCAGAAAGCAAGTTAAGGCAGATTGATAAGCAGAGTTTTTCTATACAAGACGAAGAAGAAAGAATTATTACAGGCGCGTTAATGCTTGCCGACACGCCTATTTACAGAAACGACGGAAACGGAGAATATTATGTTGTATTTGGTAAAGACACTATTAAAAAGATTGCTCAAAAGTATTTCAAGAAAGGCTACCAAAACAATGTAAATTTGATGCACGATTCAGGGCAAGTGATGGATGGCGTTACAATGTTTGAGAGTTGGATTGTAGATGAAAAGCGCGGTGTAAAGCCAATGAAAGGATTTGAAGATGTAAAAGAGGGTTCTTGGTTCGGCTCGTTTAAGGTTGAAAATGAAGAAGTTTGGAATATGATTAAAGAAGGAAAGGTAAAAGGGTTTAGCGTTGAGGGTATCTTTAATTACTCAAAGCCTATCACAAAAGAAGAAAAAATGATGGATGAAATCATTGAAATCTTAAAACAAGTAGATTAATTTCTTTCATAGTTTGTTTAGGTGTAAAGGGGGGTGTTTCTACGCTCCCCTTTTTCTATGTGGTAACTTACAATCTCTTATACTATTTATAATTAAATTTTTTATGACTGCACAAGAAGCACTTTTGAAAATCAAAGCAATGTTTGCCGAGGCACAAGCCGCTGCACCCGTTGCCGCTTCCTTTGCCGAGTATGTTCTCGCAAGTGGAGCAAAAGTAATGATTGACAAACTCGAACTTGGCGGTAAGGTTTCTATTGTTGACGAAGCTGGTAATGAAACTCCTGCTCCTGCTGGAGAACACACATTGGCTGATGGCATCGTAATCACCCTTGATGAAAATGCTACCATCGTTGAAATCGAAACTCCCGAAGTTCCTGTTGAAGAGCCTGTTAGCGAAGTTGAACTCCTGAAGAAAAAAGTTTCTGAAATGGAAGCACAACTTGCTGATTATGGTAAAAAGAAAGATGAAGCACAAGTAAAGATGGCTGAAGAATCAGAGAAGTTTGCTAAAGCAATTCAAGAACTCGCTGATGTAGTTATCGAACTCACCAAAACTCCATCTGTACAACCAACCGAACCTAAAGAAGTATTTAACAAGCACTTCGAAAGCAAAAACGAAAAAGTATCACGCTTTCTTAATTTGTACGCTAAAAAATAATTTTTCAAACAATTAAAATTTAATAACAATGGCTTTTGATGTTTCAGCATTAGCAAATTATACCAAAGAGAATGAAGCTCTATTGGTTACTTCTTCCGTACTCGGAAGCAAAACCGCTTCTTTGATTAAGAGTCAAGGAAACGTAATGGTAGGTGTAAAATCTGCCGAGACTATCAACATCATGGATACCGACGCTATCTTCCAAAGCGGTGGTACTTGCGGCTTCAACGCTTCAGGTTCTACAACTTTCACGCAGCGTACTGTAACTGTTGGTAAGATTAAAGTTAACGAATCTCTTTGCCCTAAAGACCTCGAAGCAAAATATCTGCAGAAGGCTCTTCCCGAGGGTAGCCGTTACGATTCAATCGCTTTCGCTGCCGATTATACCGACAAGAAAGCTGCTCGTATCGCTTCTCAACTGGAAACTGCTTTGTGGCAAGGTGCTACTGGTTCAGCTAACGTGAACCTTAACAAATTCCAAGGTCTGGTTGCTCTGATTGGTTCTTCTGCCGTAGAAGCCAACAACACAACTTACTACGGAGCTCCCGCAACTTCTATCACTACTGCCAACGTAGTAGCTATCTTCGATGCTCTTTACAAGGCTATCCCTGCTGAAGTTGTTAGCAAAGATGATATGACTATCTGGTGTGGTCAAGACGTTTTCCGTACTTACACAATTGCTCTGAAGAACGCTAATATGTTCAACTATGCTTTTGATGGTAAGGCTGATAGCGAGTTCTTCCTTCCTGGTACTCCAATCAAAGTTGTAGCTACTCCTGGTCTGAATGGTGTAAACAAGATTTACGCTATCCGTTTGAGCAATATGTTCCTCGGAACTGACTTGCTGAACGAAGAAGAAAGATTCGAACTTTTCTATGCCAAAGAGGCTGACCAAGTTCGTTTCGTAAGCGAGTTCAAGATGGGCGTTAACGTTGCCTTCTTGGATGAGATTGCTTCTTTCATTATCTAATTCAAAGGTGGGTAATCTTTCGGGGTTACCCACTCTTTAATAACTTTTAAAAGTATTCATCATGGCTTGTGCTTTAACACAAGGGTACACACTCGATTGTAAGGAAAGTTTAGGCGGTATTAAAGCCGTGTGGCTGATTGCTCACGCTAACGTGAGTTCAGTTACCGAGGCTTCAGGTATCGTCTCTGCTATTACCAAGGCAGCGGGTAAGGTATTCTACAAATACGAGTTAGTAAAGAATACAGGTGCATTGACTGAAACTATCACTGCTTCAGTTGAAAATGGAACTGTATTTTACGCTCAAGAACTTTCGATTGTTCTGAATAAACTGCAAGCTAATACAAGAAATGAAATCTTGTTGTTGGCTAAAAATACATTGATGGCAGTAGTACAAGATGCTAACGACAAATATTGGTTGTTAGGTCGTTATACTGGTCTTGATGTAACTGGCGGTACTTCTGCTACTGGAACTGCACAAGGCGACAGAAATGGCTATACGCTCACATTCACAGGTGGCGAAAAAGAACTTGCTCCCGAAGTAAATAGCGGGATTATTGCAGGTTTAGTTTCATAAGGCTTTCGTAGTTCGTTATAGGTAGGTAGATTAGAGCCATCCCTTTCGGGGTGGCTTTTTTTTGGTAAAATGTTAGGCGATTTCTATTTATAGGTATGATATATCTTAATAAGGGGCAAACAAACACCATCATATTCACGTTACGAGAAAAGCAGACGCTCACTTCTCCTAATTATTTATTTATTTTTACCCATCGTGGAAGCAATATAAAGCGCAGTTTTGTGTTATTGCAGGCTGCCAATATCTCTCCTTTTAAGGAGCGTTACGATGAGTTTTCCTTAGTTACAAACACTTATTTCCAAACCTACGATTCAGGCGAGTGGGAGTATCAGATTTACGAGCAAACTTCGACTACAAACACCAATCCCGATAACGCAACAGGAATTTTGGAAACAGGCATTATGCGATTGAATGACGCTACCGCTTTCAACTTTACCACTTACGAACCAAATAATACATTTATAGTACGATGATGGATAATATAATCATATTGAACTTTGCAGAAGCAAAGCAGCCAGAGTATAGAGAAAAGAAAGGACAAGGGTATATTGAGTTTGGAGAAAAGAACGATTACCCCAATTATCTTTTAGATTTATACAACAAAAGCGCGAAGCATAATGCTATCGTGCGCGGTAAGGTTAACTACATAACTGGGAACGGCTGGGCGTCAAAAGAAGAAGATGTTGCCGCTGAAACTTTTATTAACAAGCCGAACCCATACGAGAATCTTAATGACTTATCTCGTAAAGTATCAATCGACATCGAGGTTTTTGGTGGCGCGTACTTGGAAATCATTTGGTCGCAAATCGGCGGTAAGATTGCAAGTATTTCACACATTGATTACACAAAGCTGCGTTCCACAAAAGATAATACGCAATTTTTCTATAAAAGTAATTGGCAAGATAGAAAAGAGGAAATACAAGTTATTCCCGCTTACAATACAGGAAATAAGGTCGGTAAGCAGATTCTCTACATTAAAGAATATAGACCAGGACTTGACACGTATGCGCTTCCTTCTTACATTGGTGCATTGAACTACATTGAGAGCGATGTAGAGGTTTCTCGTCACGTATTAGGAAATGCACAAACAGGATTTAGTGCTTCGAAGTTGATTACGCTTCCTAACGGAGAGCCTTCTCCCGATGAGAAAAGAAATATCGAAAGAAGATTCACGGATAGGTTTTCTGGAAGCGATGGTAAGAAGTTTATTCTTTCTTTCGTGCAAGACGCCGCCAAGAAGCCTGTTATTGACGATTTAGGTGCTTCGGATTTAACAAAAGAAGATTTCAATCAAGTGGATGGAATGATTCAGCAAAATATCTTTGCTGGTCACCAAATTACAACACCTTCTTTGTTTGGTATTTTGATTGAGGGTTCTTTGGGTACGCGTTCCGAGATTCGCGATGGCTACGAAGTATTTAAGAACACATATGTAAACGATAAGCAGCAATTCTTAGAAAGCATATTTAACAAACTTGCCAAGATTAACGGCGTTAGTTCCGATTTGTATATTAAGCCTGTTGAGCCGATTGGGTTTGAGTTCAGCGAAGCCGTAATTGCCGCCAATGCACCTAAAGAGTGGATTCTTGAGAAAATCGGTATCGACCCTACACAATATCAGACAACTGCTCCCGAGCCTACGCAAGCGATGGTAAACGAGCATTTGAAGGGAATGAAAGGTAGAGAGTGGCAGAACTTTCAGCGCATTATCCGCGAATTTAACAAGGGTAAAATAACACGCGAGCAAGCGGTATCAATGCTGAAGCAAGGCTACGGATTAGACGAAGATGCCGTAAACACTTGGCTGGGCGATGAATCATACGAGCAAAGGTTTGACGATATCGATAGTACGTTGAATATTTTTACTCAATTTGGCGAAGATTCTCAAAGCTACAAGGTAGTGTCTCGTAAGAATATGTTTACAGGCGATTTAGAGGCGCAAGAATTGGCTTTCCGCGATGAAGTGATAGATGACACCCTTGACAAAAAGATACTCGATACAATCGCTAAAAACAAGCGTATTCCACCCGAGGATATTGCCAAGGCATTAGAGATTGAAGAAGCCGAAGTATTGAATAGGATTAATAAACTTGTGGCATTAGATATTTTGGAATATGACGCAGAAACAAAAGTCAGTAAGTTATTAAAGCCGTTAAATAAAGTTCTTGCCGAGCCTGTAAAAACGACCTTTTTGGTTCGTTATGAATATAATTGGGATTTTACAAGAACGACTGCCGCCGATAGAAATATCAATACCTCAAGACCCTTTTGCCAGCGATTGATGGGATTAGAGAGGGTTTACACGCGTGGCGAGATTCAGCAAATCTCTGCTCGTTTAGGATACGATGTTTTTGCACGCGCAGGCGGTTGGTGGACAATACCCAATACAAATATACACTCGCCTAAATGTAGGCACACTTGGAACGCAGTAGTAGTTATTAAAAAATAAACGATGAGTAGGAATATATTATTTATTTCAGTTGATACCATAAAGGATAGAACAGGTTTGCATTTTAACACCGATGAGAAGTTGGTTAACCCCGAGATTCTCACTGCGCAGGATATGTATATCTTACCTGCACTCGGAACGGCTTTGTATAATCGATTGCAAGATGGAATTGCCAATAACAACTTAACGGCAACGGAAAGTAACTTGTTGGATGTGTATATCACGCCTACGCTGGTTTACTATGTTATGAGTGAACTTCCCATGGGATTAAGTTATCAGTTCTACAATAAAGGATTGATTAGAAAATCAGGCGAAGGGCAAGAGAACCCAAGTGCTGCCGAGTTAATCGATGTCGCTGATAGATACAAGGCAAGAGCCGAGTTTTACAAACAAAGATTAGTAAAATATCTTTTGGATAGAAGCGGGTTTAATACATTTCCAGAATATAATAACCCAGGAAGTACATACGATACAATCATACCCGAGCGTCAAGCCTATACCACTTCTATATGGTTGGGCGACGATGACAATTGCAAAGGGATGACATTCGAAGAAAAATATCAAGGTAACATAAATCGTTGCTGTGGCGAATAAGACCTATTCATTAAAAAATCAAAAGAAGCTAAAAATCTTCTTACAAAAACAAGAGAATGACCTTAAACCAAGTAGTAACCACGATAACAAATGTGGCGAACGCACACGAGCAGATAAAAAGTGTGTACTTCGGAGACCTAAGTGATTATCTTTCGCGAGGCACGGAGAATATCTACCCTTCGTTGTTTTTTGACTTAATAGGTGCGCAGCTATTGGAAAAGAGTTTAACGCTCAATTTCTCTTTATACTTTTTTGATAGAAAGCTACCCGAAGACACTAACGAGACCGAGGTATTGAGCGACCAATTAGAAATCTGCCAAGATATTATTGCGCAACTGCGATACAATAATTTTGAGTTCGACGAAGGATTAAATGCTACGATTAACTTCTTTACGGAAGATACGCCCGACCTTTTGGCTGGCGTTAGAGCCGATATATCCTTAGAATTACCTTATACTGCAAATCGTTGTGTTGTACCGACAACGTATGTATATCCAAGTTAAAACTGCTATTTAAAATAAAAGTATGGCAAATAAAAAGATAAACGAATTAGTCACGCGAACCCCGAGTTTGAGCGATTTAATGTTGGTTGGCGACCCTTCTTCGGGTTATTCCTATAAATGTACTATCACCTCATTGGCTACTATTATCGAAACCGATATTTCCGATGGGTATGTAACGTTAACAACGGCACAAACAATCAGCGGTGCTAAGACGTTTTCGAATATTCTCACGCTTACAAGCGTTGCAAATGCAACTACCGACCCTGATAAATTCTTGGTGCTTAATGCAAGCAATGTCGTTAATTACAGAACAGGAAGCGAAGTATTGAGCGATATTGGTGGGCAAGGTGCTTTAACCTTAACCACAACAGGAAGTTCGGGAGCGGCTACTTTAGTAGGAAATACATTAAATATTCCACAATACACCGACCAATATGTAGGTACTGTCACTTCGGTTGCTATGAGTGTTCCTACTGGATTAAGTGTTAGTGGAAGTCCTATCACCACAAGCGGAACGTTAGCAGTTACTTTGCAAAGTGGATATTCAATTCCTACTACGGCTTCACAATCCAATTGGGATAGCGCGTATAATAATATGATTGTAAGTGCAGCGGTAACAGGTACAACTACAAAAACACTTACTTTAACACAACAAGATGCTGGTACAATTACCGCTTCTTGGACTGATGATAATACCGATGCAGTAACTTCCGTATTTGGAAGAACTGGAGCAGTCGTAGCAACAGAGGGCGATTACTCACTTACACAATTAAGTGACGTTACAATCACAACACCGACAAATGGTCAAGTATTAAAATACAACGGAACAACGTGGGTTAATGATACCGATGCAAACACAGGTACAGTAACTTCAGTTGCAATGAGTGTGCCGACAGGATTGAGCGTGAGCGGTAGTCCTATTACTTCGAGTGGTACGTTAGCGGTTACTTTTTCAAGTGGATATAGCATCCCTACAACCGCTTCTCAAACAAATTGGGATACCGCATACACAAATAGAATTACAAGTTTAACTACAACTGGCTCAAGTGGTGCAGCTACCTTGATTTCGAATACTTTAAATATCCCTAATTATACATTAGCTGGTTTGGGTGGTATATCTTTAACTTCTTTGAGTGCTTTAGCACCTTTAAGTTATAGTAATACAACAGGTGTGTTTTCTATTTCAAAAGCAACTGCTTCTGTTGATGGATATTTATCTTATACTGATTGGAACTTCTTTGCTGATAAAATAGGTGGAAGTGGCACTACAAACTACATACCTAAGTTTACAAGTTCAAGTGCAATAGGAAATAGTATAGTACAAGAAACCGCAAGTGGTATTAATGTTGCTTTTTCAAATAGCGGTGCAAGTAATGTTTTTGAGTTTCAAAATACAAGTAATACGGCTTCATCTAATAGTAGATTAAAGATTGCTACTGGGGGAACAAGTGGTGGAAATGCAATTTTGCAATTTACTGATAATAATTCTAACTGGTATATCAATCCTGATGGTGCTGCTTCCTATGCTCTAAAAATAGGAACTTCTATATCAGATAATAAACTTGTTTTAACTACTTCAGGCAACTTAGGTTTAGGAGTAACACCAAGTGCGTGGGGAAGTGGGCAAATTGCTTTTGAATTTGGTGCAAGAGGTGGTTTAAGTGCAGATGGTTCTGGTACTTATGTTGATAATAATAGGTACTATAATGGAACTAATAGCATTTATAAACAAACAGGAGGTGCTTCTTTATATGGTCAATTTAGTGGAACACATCAATGGTATATCGCCCCCTCAGGCACAGCAGGTAACGCTATAACCTTTACACAAGCTATGACCTTGGATGCTTCGGGAAATCTTGGTATAGGTACAACTAACCCAAGTTATTTATTAGATATAACTGCTTTAGGTTATGGAATACAACATTATGGTAATTCAACAAATTCATTAAGAACATACGCAGGTAGTGGGTATCAAGTAATTGAAGCTACAACAAGCACAGGCGTAAGTCAATTTGGATATGTTAGTAGTAACTTTTTTGTAGAAGCAGGTGGAAGTGAGCGAATGAGAATAACAAGTGGGGGAAATGTAGGGATAAATACACAAACTCCAGCAACTTTCTTGCATGTATTGGGAAGTAACACCACAGATAGAGGTCAGTTATCAATACAATCTAATAACGCATCAAATGCAGCTAAAGCGACTTGGTACTACAATACAACTAACCAAGGAGAGATTGGAACTACTGGAAGCGATTTTTATGCTTTAGCAGTCAATAACTTTGCATTTTATGCAGGCGGTTCCGAGCGAATGAGAATAACAAGTGGGGGCAACGTAGGTATAGGTACTACATCGCCAAGTCAGTTATTACATTTAAAAACCGAGTTAGGAACAAGTAGCGGTGTAGGAACTGCAATACAAATAGAAAGTGGTGGTGCTGGTGGTGACCAAGCTTGGATTGGAGTTAATAAGGGTTCAGGAAATGGATTAGAGTTATCTGTTGAAAATAGAGATATTATATTTAATACAGGTGCAACTACTCCATTTGGTGGAAGTGAGCGAATGAGAATAACAAGTGGAGGTGATGTAGGTATAGGTACTACATCGCCACAAAGTCAATTACACATATACAATAACTCAGCAGGTGCAACATTTAGATTGCAAGGGACTCGTACTGCTGACGGAGAGGTAGGTGTAATTAATTTCAGTAATATCACAGATATTACAGGTGGATATATTATTGGTTCAATAGCTGTTAATAGAAGCGGATTTGATAATGGAGGAGCAATGATTTTTAGTACGGCTACTGCCGCTTCTACTCCTACCGAACGTATGCGCATAACAAGTGGGGGAGAGGTACAATTAAAACCTGCTGCCAATACTGCTGCTTTATCTACCTCTGGTTCTTATTCCCTTACAGGCTCAAATGCTCAATCTTTATTAGACCTTGCAGGAACTTGGAATACAACAGGCAATCCTACGGCTATCAAGTTAAACATCACAAACACCGCTTCGGGTGCTACATCAAACCTTATGGATTTACAGGTAGGTGGAACAAGTCAGTTCTTAGTTGATAAGTCTGGTAATACGGTAATAACTGGGTCAATAAAAACTGGAGACCCTACTGGGGGAACTAAAAAACCTTGGAAATTTGGAACGGCAGTAGTAACATCGGTATCGCATTATGGATATGCGCAAGTTGAAATCGATGGAGTAGCCTATTATGTAGGATTAGTAACCGCAAATTAAAAACAAATAAAATGACAAATTACAAATGGGTTATCGCCCAATTAGACACCGCACCTCAAGATGGCGAATTGCACGACGTTATTAAAACAATCCATTGGAGATACCAAGGAAGTGAAACCATTGGAGACAAAACTTACTTTGCCGATGTATATTCTTCTTATGCTTGTGCAACACCATCGGGAACGGATTTTACCGCTTACCCTGATTTGACCGAAGAACAAGTTATTTCTTGGTTGGAAGCTGGCTTAGATGTAACTTCGTTAAAAGCAAACATAGACGCACAAATCGAAAACCAGAAAAACCCACCGATTGTAAATCTTGGCTTGCCTTGGCAAAATAATCAACAATAATCTATTTAAAATAAAAACCCTATGAATCTGAAACTACACGAAGTAATCGCCCTCTATTACGAACTAAACGGAGTAACAAGACAAGGGGAAAGCACCGAGGTTCTTTCTCAAGGTATGTTAAAACAAAAAATGTCTTTGAAGACAAAGGTTTACTTGCAGCGTCTAAACAAAGTAGTAAGTGAAGAACTGAAACTTTACGAAGAGGCTAAGAATGAACTCTTTAAGAAGTTAGGCGAAGAAAAAGATGGTATGATTGAAATACCAAAAGAGAAAATTGCCGACTTTAACAAAGAGCATATGGAGTTGCTTACTGCTGAAAAAGAAATCAACGTAAGCGAGTTGTGGGGTGCAGACCTCAAACTTGAACACCTTGAGAGCGTAGAAACGGATGAGTATTACCCTGCATTATTCAGTTTGATAGATTCGAAATGACACAAGTAGTTATTTTTATTGCTGGTCAAGCCATCGTAATCATTGGTGGCTTGATTGGCATTTATGTTAAGGTTTCTTTGAAACTCAAAGAATTAGAGATTAGAGTAAACGTAGTTGAAAAGCAAGACGACCAAATTTCAAGAAAGTTAGATACCATTGCTAACCAATTGAACGCTCTTTCTATTCAGTTACAAAACAAACAAGACAGAGAATGAAAATAGGATTAAAAGAATATTTTAAGCCTACGCCGAAAAGAATAAGAATCTTTGGCGATAGTTTAGCTGCTTCAGGTACGTTTGGTGCGTCTATTGTTATTTTGAATGGTCACCCTTTGGCGGGTACGATTATTATGGTTATTGCGGTTGTTGGTAAGTTTATCTCAAACTTTTTCAGCGATGCGGATACTACTGCTTAGTTTATTGTTTTTGTCTTGTAATCCTGTAAAGCAGGTTTTACGCGATAAGCAAAAATTGGATGCCGTTGCCGAGGTTGTTGTTTCTTCGGGGTATTGCGCAAACGATACCATCATTCAAACAAAGAGCGACACGCTAATAACCTACGACACCTTAATTGAAAGGGGAGCAGATATTATTCGGGATATTTACCACACCGACACACTTAGGTTACCACTTACAAAAAAGATAGTAAAAACCATTAGAATACGCGATACGATTCAGTCGGTCGTGGTAGATAATGCGCGTATAAGGCTATTAGAGGCGAAATTAGCCGCTCAAATCGAAAAGACGCAAGAATATAAGGATAAGGCAAAGAGCCGCTTAAATTGGCTTATTTTGCTTTTGGTGTTTATTGTACTTCGGCTTTTGTATAAACCTTTACTAAAATTTATAGCGTGGCACTCTTGACCGATGCTCAAATAATTAGCAAGTACGGAACGGCTGGCAATCCCGATAACTTTACCATCATTGCTTTGCCTTACCCGATGCGCATAGCTTGGGATACTAAGACAAGCGTTCAAAAGATGCAATGCCATGAACTTGCTGCCGATAACTTTACGAACCTATTTAATCAGTTATTAAAGCATTACGGCTTACCCGAACTGCAACGATTAGGAATTGACCTTTTTGGCGGTTGTGTGAATGTAAGAACAATGCGAGGCTCTAAAACGAAATGGAGCAGGCACGCGTGGGGAATAGCGATAGACCTTGACCCTGCACGTAATCAATTAAGATGGGGTAGAGATAAAGCACAATTTTCTAAACCAGAATATAAGCCACTAATTGATATTTTTTATTCGAACGGGTTCTTAAATTATGGGGTAGAAAAAAACTATGATTTTCAACACTTCGAGTTAAATAAATAGTTTTAGACATTGAGGCAAAATCCCAAAATATTCTATTTACAATAAACGGGATATGATTAAAACATTTGAATTTCCAAAGTATTACTCAATTCAAATCAATGAGGAAACTGGAGAAGTTAAGATATTCTCTAATTCAAAACACGCAAAAGGCAGAGAGCTTTCTCAATTTCTAAATCCTTCTGGATATTTAAGAGTTAAAATGAACAATAGAAGTTATCAAATTCATAGGATTGTAACAAAGTTTTATTTAGGAGATATGCCTAAAGGGTTATGTGTAAATCATAAAGACGGAAATAAATTAAATAATAGACCATCTAATTTAGAATACATAACATTCGCTGAAAATATAAAACATTCTATTGCTACTGGCTTGCACGTTTGCAATAGACCCCACAAGATAGGAACTTATATAGATGGAAGAACAAGGGATAAGGTTAAATATAAACACGATTGGTATGTGAAAAATAGGGAAAGAATTCTACTTAAAACAAAGCTACTCTATAATGCCCGAAAGCAAAACAAAAAGGAAACGGCTATACTTTGATATAGAGGTTTCTGCAAATATCGTAATGTCTTGGAATGTAGGACAAAAGATAAATCTTAGTTACGATAGTGTCATTAAAGAACGAGCCATCATTTGTATTTGTTACAAATGGGAAGATGAAAAGCAAGTATATTCTTTAAGTTGGGATAAGAACCAATCCGACAAAAAACTTTTACAAGAATTTATTAAGGTCGCTAACGAAGCCGATGAACTCGTCGGGCATAACGGAGATAAGTTCGACTTGCCGTGGGTACGTACGCGTTGTTTGTTTCATAGGATAGAGTTATTCCCAAAATACACGACGATAGACACATTAAAGCTATCGCGTAGGCAGTTTCGTTTCAACTCGAACAGGCTGGATTATATTGCTTCTTTTTTAGGTATAGGCAAGAAGATTAAGACCGACTTTAATCTTTGGAAAGATATTGTGTTACATAAGTGCGATAAGTCGATGGCGCGAATGATTGAATATTGCAAACAAGATGTGAAGCTATTAGAACAGGTACACAAAGAATTAAGGATACACGATACGCCTAAAACGCATTACGGAGTAAAGGAAACAGGCGACAAGCGTAGTTGCCCTGAATGTGGGTCAACGAATGTTTATATTAGCAAAACGCGTATAACCGCCGCAGGAACACGCCAGATACAATACCAATGCAACGGATGCGGAAAATATCATAGCAAATGAGTAAACTATTAGCCAAGGTATTTGCAGAATTTATCGAGCGCGAAGAGCGCGGTGTTAAGAAGTATGGAACAACTATGGATAGAAACGACCTATCTTTGAGTGAGTGGATTCAGCATTTGAAAGAAGAATTACTTGACGCAATTTGCTATCTTCAAAAGGTGCAGGATATAATTGAACAAAATGGGAAGGAAATTAAATAATTTAATAGGCTATAAATTTAATAGGCTTTTAGTAATTGACAAAATTGAAAGCAAAACTTATGGCAAGTATAAAAAAAGACAATGGAAATGTAAATGTGAATGTGGAAATCTAACCTACGCTATTACATCACAATTAACAAATAATCTTAAAAAATCTTGTGGTTGTTTTCATAGCGAAGTTTCAATAACAAACGGAAGAAATTCAAGATATAAAGTGGCAAAACAAGATGCTGGATATAATTCAATTTATGCATCATATAAAAATAATGCAGAGTATAGAAATTTAACATTTGAATTAGATAAAGAATATTTTATTCAGCTTTTATCTATGGATTGTAATTATTGTGGGATAAAACCATCAAGCATACATAATAAATCTTATTATCATATTTTGTACAATGGTATTGATAGAATAGATAATAAAATGGGATATATTAAATAAAATGTTGTAACTTGTTGTAAAATATGCAACATAGCAAAAAATAATTTATCATTTGAAGATTTCTATAAATGGGTTCAAAGATTGATAAACAATAAAGAAAACATCGAAAAAATACAAACTATTTATGACGCACAAAGACCTTCCGATTATCAAAAAGCAGATTCAGGAAATGATGAAAGTATTGACACCGATAGAGAGGCTAACCATCCTCGAGCCTCTTTGTGATAAATACCGAAAGCAATCGCGAGCAGAAGTAGAAAGGGATGTTATTGAGTTTTCTCGCAGAAAAGGGATACCAAGAATAAAAACCGATTACTGATGGAAGAAGTTATTGAGCCGCTAAACATTACACCACACGAAGATATTGCCGCTTGCACAAACGCGTTAAATGCTATTGGGGAATATGATTATGCAATGCTTGACGAAGAAGAAAAAGATTTGGTAATGATGATTCGTAAGATGGCTCTTTATATTATTCACATCGGGATTCAAGAAATCTACACATCAAATTTTTATGGCGAAGAAGATACACCAAGTAGTACATCGTAAGTTAGGCAAAGAGCGCGCTTACGGCATCGCCTATACGGAAGATAATAAGTTGGAGATTGATAGCAGGTTGCACGGCTATCGTTATATGCTCTATCTTTTGCACGAGCATTTTCATTTGAAGCATCCCGATTGGTCGGAAACAAAAGTCAGCAAGGAATCAAGTAAGACCGCTCGGTTTATGTGGCAGATGGGTTTCCGCTTCGTTGAACTAAAGTAATTATTTGTATCTGTCTATGATTTGTTTTTCATAATAAACTGAATCAAGGTTAATGCTTGGGTAATATTCGCCCATTGACCAATCATTATGCTCATACTTTTTAGCAGTATCATATTTACAATAACCATCTTTTGGTTTGCTACATGCCACTAATAGCAATAAAAATAAGTATCTCATAATTTAAGATTTTCTTGTTGTTATTGTTTTTTCAAAATACATATGCCGCCATTCTTCCTTACCTATAAATAGATTATAGAAACTTTCTGGATGAATAAAAAATGTGCTTGAGCCTTTAGAACATACTCTGCATTCTTTGTTGCGATAGCCTTTGAATACGGCATATTCGTTAATCGGTTTTATTTGTTTGCATTTTTTACATTTCATTGTTTAAGTATTGAATAGATTATTAGCATAAACTCGGCTAAATTCTTTTTAAACTTTTCATCTACTTGTTGCCTATTTGCCCACTCGGTAAAATCCTTTCCAAGAGTTTTGCATTCATCAAACGCACCGATGTATTTGTAAGTAAAAACAATCCAGTTACAAACCAACCTAATAGACAGATTCTTTTTATAGGTGCTAATAAATGCCTTTGGGTTACGTTCGTAGGCTCTTGCATAAGTCAAACTTAATTCCACAAAAGAGTTATTAGTAATCTCTTTGAATACTTCGTATCGTTGACCTGCGTTCATTGTTTAATAAAATAAATATAAGTAAAGCCTTTTGATTTGCAACCTGTAAAGTATTCCTGTAATACCTTTTGTTTGGCGATTGTGATATCGGTTGTGTAGTGCTGCATATATGCGTTCAACTGAATCTTGTTATCTACCATTAACCTATCGTAAATATGCGGGTGCATATGATTCGTGCTAACGCCATTCAAAAACGCGGTATATGCTTTGTTAACTTCCTTATTCCAATCTTCGTGCTTTTCAGGATATCGGTTATCATAGATAGAAACATCCGCAGTCAGCAAGGGCGTTTCATAATAACTCCTTTGTTGCCCTTTGTTGTTAATGTGTTTGCGAATCCAATCCAATATTGTTTCGGGGTCTGCTGAATAAATTTTACCATACTCCCCCGCGATGCCGTTTTCGAATATTTGCACAAGTTCATTCATCCCGAGTTCAGGGTATTTCTTTTTAATAAACTTTGTAACGAGCGTCTCGGTATCGTCGCTTACCTTTTTAAATTGCCTCAAGTATTCAAATGCTGGGTTGTTCATAGTTCGCTAAATTTTTTGTTTCCTAAGATAGCTAATTTTTCGGCAATGCTTTCCTTTGTGGGTTCTATTTTTGTGCGCGCCATCCATCCCGATACCGCGTGCCGCCATGACTTCATTTTGTTTTTCCCTACGAACCATCCGTTGCTTTCATAGTAATCATAGAATCGATTTGCTTGGTAGCTTGCATTGCGCTCATCCCACTTATTCATCATTTCAAGTTTGATATCTTCAATCGTTGGCTTATTAAATCCTTTTGCTTGAACTTCTTTGGTGTCGTGTTCTATTTCATAACGAGACAATAGTTCAATAACCTTTTTGTGAATAGGACTTGTGGGGTTTAGCTGGCTTCCGTACTGGAAACGTACAAAGTCAATGCAAAGTATTTTACCATCGGAAAGAGATTGAAATTGCTTTCCGTTATCGATTTCGATTAACATTTGTTCGGTTACCTTTTCTCCAATAACATAAGACGCTAAGATAAAATTTGGTTTCCATATTCCCGCTAAGTCGCATTTATCACGAACATATTTTACTAAACATTTCTCGGTAGGTGTTAAACTCATAAACCATTCTTTCTCCCAAATATCGGTGTCAGTAAATCTCTTAGGCATTTTCATAGTATTTTATATTTTCTAAAAAAGAGGCGTCAGATTCATAACGCATAAAAGGTATTGCTTGCGTGCAGGCTCGCTTGTATTCCGTAGATATACCGAGGTCAATAGCTAAATTATACAATGTTGCGTAATAAGGCATAAAGTAACTATCATTATTTTCTATGTACGAAGCAATCTGTTTGCGCTGCGAACTAAGCGTTGAGTGGTCGGCATAGCCAACTAAAACGGCTACTTCTTTAATACGTAAAGGGAAATGCATAAACAAAAAATATCCTAATGCCATTCGCATTGAAGCTATGTTTATATAATTGCCGTTCTTGATTAAGACCTTAAAAGGGTAGGCTGATTTTCGTTTAAGGTTTTTCGGCTGAATGCCATAAAGTTCACAATACTTTTCTACTAATTCTTTTGCTTGATTTGGTGTGTTCATTCGATTATTAATTTAATTGGTATTAAAATTCCGCGCGAGGTATCTTCATCCCCACCTTTGGTCAATCCGTTTATTTGATGCATAACTTTACAAATATCCCTCAACTTTTGCACACTAACAAACAAAGAATAATCTTTTTTATCTATGATGAATATCCAATAGCTTGCTTGTGTGGTCGATATTCCTGATGGCTTGCCTCTTGAGTACACTTCGACATAAACATTGCCTGTATAATGTGCTGCGCGGTCGGTCTTGACTTCAACTTTTTTGCCATCCTTAAAAAGTTCGTTAAGCCAATCTTCGCCCTTTTCGCCAAAGTCAAGGTCGTAATAAAAACTGCTCGAGTGTTTCATTTGTAGGTTTCGATTATTAATTCAAGTTCTTCCCTACTCCACTTTTTTAAGCGGTTGTTTTCTGCTTCAGCCTCTAACTCTTTTACGTATTCTTCGCCAAACCTATTAACCAATCCTTGCCTGTATTTAATTAAATTGCCGTGTAGAAACATATTGCAACGAATACATTGCCCATTGGTGTTATGATAAGCTAACGTGTGTGGTAAACCGAATCGTAAAGAAGAATGTTGCCCTTGCGAAAAATAGTGACCCGCTTGCTGAACTTCTGCGCCACACGAAATACAACCTAACTTTTCATCTCGTTCTCTTATGTGTGCGTTGTAAATCGTTTGTGCCTTTTTAAGTAGCTTAGGTAGGGGAGTGAGTTTTGCCATTAGAACGGAAGGTCGTTGGGTGTATTATCGTTTTTTGCTTCAGGCTTCCACGTGTCAAGTGATATGCTGACATCCTTGCCGTATTGGTCAGGCTCTGGCTTTACGTTTATGTTTACTTTGATAAACTTTGAGCCGTTGTACTCTTGGATATGGTCTTTAATCTTGTCCAGATTAATTGAGGCACTAATCCAATTGTCGCTTCGTTTTTTACCGCTTCCGCAGTAGATTTTCTTTTCCATTTGTTTTGTTTTTGAAGTTAAAAAAAGTAGTCAGGGCGGGATTCGAACCCGCATTATAGAGAAATTACTTTCCCTTGCATCCCAATTGCCACCTGACTAACCATTACTAAACACCGAGTTTCTTACGGAACTCCAATGCCTGCTTGCGGCTCGTGAAGGATTTACTTACACGCTTTCCATTTTTCTGCACTCGCACTCTGTACGAATTGCCGACTTTCTGAATGTTCGCTAACATAGCTTTCGTTTTTAAAGGTTAATAATCCATGATATCAAATATACTAATTTTATCAATCTCGTCCATTAATTGTTCTTCATTTATTTGTTCGGGTGCGTTGTGCCAAATAATCTCATAAGTAAAGTCGTACGGCTCGCCATACGGATTGTCGAAAGTAGGGCGTATCTCGGGTGTATACCACCAACGGATAAATACTAAAATCGTTTCGCCATCAATCAGGATGGGTAGTTCTGATTTGCCTTGTTTCATTTAATTGACTTTTTTAAGTGCTTATTAATATCCTTTTGAGATGGATTCGGTATTTGGTCAATCGTTATTTGCCTATTTTCTAAGCGGTGTTGAATCAATTGATACGTTTCATAATTGTTGCAACTTCTTATTGCCGTTAATGCTTTGTCAATTTCGTATTCTTCTAAGTTAGAAGAAAATACCAATCTCTCAAGCATATCCTTTTCTTCTTTTGTTGGGGCATCTTTATCGTGGGTGTTCGTAGCATCCGCGTCTTTGGTGTCGTCAATTGCGAACAATCCGTTTAGCGCGTATTTGCGGGCGTATGAAGATGCTGCGCCTGTTACCTGTGCACCATCCATACCTTTTTTGGTTTCTTCTTCCCTTGCGTATGCCGTAGCCGTGTAGGTCTGCTCGCCGTTAGAAAGCGTAGCGGTTGCTTTAACATAAACGCGTGTACCTATTAAAACAATTTCATCCATCAAAGTCAGATAAAAGCCAAGCGGATTAATAACCACTTTAACGGCTTCAACGATATCTTCGCAACTGCGGTATTTGTAGTTACCGAATTTATTAAATTGACCTTTGGGTGCTTTTACAAGCGATTGAATCTTTGCTAACATAGTTTAGTTTTTTAAAGCGTATAGAATAGCCAGCATAAATAAGCAGGCAACAATGAGTAAGCTAATAACAAAAAGCGGTATCATAAAATTTATTTTAGCTTTAGGGGGTGGCGACCATAACCCATTGAACCACCCCCATTATCTAATTCGTTGCAGATTAAACTCCTTAACGACACGGAGTATTCAGTAATGAGTAAATGTATTTCATCCACTCGTTGAAATCTTTTGGCGGATTAGGCGGGTATACTGTTCGCATTGAAGATAGTTTTAATTTGCTTCATTGTGTACGTTTGGCCTGCAAGAAACAATCCCATTGTTAAGCATTCTGCGTTGTTAGCTTCAAACTCAAGTGTAATTGCGCCTGTTATGTCGTCGGCTTTTACAAACGAAGTAGTGAATAATGATTTGTCATTAGCAAGCAAGAACGCTGCGGTTTCGGCTGAAAAATCTAATTGCACTTTCATGGTGTTTAGTTTTAAAGATTAAAGAGAAATATTGTCTTGTAATTTACCAACAATGTAGCAAATAATCAAAAGAGCGATGAAGAGTTTTGTCTGCGGTTTCATAGTTTTTGTTTTTTGTGTTTAGTAATCGCGGTTTTGTTCCCGCTTTCGAAGTCAAATATCAAACCTATTTCGCACATAAAAAAATATTTCTTTGACTTTTTTTTCATGTTTTTCGTAACTTATTGATATTCAAATAGATAAAGCATTGAAATTTAATGATTTATAGAGTATTTAATACCTATTCAATAGGTATAGCATAGGCTATTGTATAGGCTATAAGAAGAAGAATAAGAAGAAGTATAAGTAAAATAAGAGGTATAATATGTTAATTTAGAAAGCGATTTTATGAATAAACGCGAAGCCATAATACAGGAAATGTATCTATCACGCGATATCAATGACGCGATAGGTAAGATGAATCCTATTGACTTGCAAGACGATTTACGGCAAGAAGTTTTTTTAGTGCTTTGCGAAATGGATGAAGCCAAGTTGTTTGAAATGTATGAACAAGGATATTTAAAGTATTTTATCGTGCGTACTATTTTGAATATGGCAAAGAGTGATAGAAGCAATTTTTACAAAAAGTTTCGCCAAGTATATCAGGAAATTCCAATCACTTACGAAGTTCAAAAAGAAGAATACAACGAAGACCTAATTAACAAGCTCGAAAAGGGGTTAGGTATATTGCATTGGTACGAAGCCGAACTATTGAAACTTTATGCCAGCAATGGAAAGAATCTTTTAGCCATAAGCAGAGAAACTAAAATCCCTTATCGCTCGTTAATTAAGACAATACGCAAAGCAAGAATATTAATGAAATATAAAATAAGAAACAATGGAGATATTTAAAATCATTTTAGCGGCTAACTTCTTTAGCTTTTATTTTATCGTGCAAAACGAATTTCCTCGCAAGTGGAAAATAAACTTTAAACCTTTTAATTGTACGCTATGCCTAACTGCTTGGGTGGGGATAGGTTTGTTTTTGTTACCTTATCAGATAACCGATGCCGTTCTTTGTATGTTCGGGGCTGGTGTTATTGCTCCTTTCTTTAGAAACTTTTTAAATAATTTATACCGATGAAACCACAAGACATTGCATTTTGCCAACAACACATTATTAATTTCGAATCCGTTAAATTAGGATTCACGCGTAACATATCTTTTGATGTGTTAGGAGAATACGAGAGAATGTACCGCGAGTATTTAGACCCTCAATTCATTCTAACGTATTGGTGTGGTGAGTGTGTTTTTGATATGCTGAAAAGATTAATTGCTTTCTACGAGCAAAGTCAAGTTGCACAACCGATTGTGCAAAATGATGTACAACCTGATGTACAAGTAAATGTACAACCTAAAAAAAGAGGGCGACCTAAGAAATGAGAATACTTGTCATAACACAACAAAATAGCGGTGTAGGGTATCATAGGTTGATGCTACCTGTTTACTATTTAGAGAAAACCTATGCGTATTTTACCGATAGCCTAACGGAAGAAATATTACAAGAAAACTTTGATATACTTTTAATCAATCGGTTTATTCCCGAAGTTCATATCGATAAGTTATTAGAATATAAAAAGAAATACGGATTTAAGCTAATTGTAGATATTGACGATTATTGGTATTTAGATACCTCACATATTTTGTATTCTATTTACCCCAGTCAAGTAATAATCGACCACATCAAGATAGCGGATTTAGTTACCTGCACGAATGAATTGCTATGGAACGAGATTCGCCCTTTGAACTCAAATGTGGCTATACTACCAAACGCTCTGCCGTTTAATGAAGACCAATTCATTGATGTAAGAACCGAAAGCGACAAGGTAAGATTCGTTTATACAGGCTCAATAACACACGAAGAAGATATTAAGATTATTCAGTTCCCTTTTAAAAAAGTTGCTTCGGATGTTGCTTTGAGAAACAAAGTACATTTTCAATTATGCGGCTTTAATGACGAAGGTGCTGGTTCGGCTGCAATATGGCATAGAATGATATCAAACTTTACTTGCGGGTTAAAGTTGGGTGGCACAAGAAGATATTTGCCTGTAACTGAGTATATGAACTTTTACAACGATGCCGATGTTTCAGTCGTTCCCTTAAAGCAAACGAAGTTTACTTCAATGAAATCCAATCTTAAAATATTGGAAGCGGGGTGTAAAAAGATTCCTGTTATTTGCTCTAATGTACCGCCATATGATACCGCACCATATGTGTACAAGGTTAATAAACAAACAGATTGGTACAAAGGAATTAAAAAACTTGCCGACGATGCTATTTATAGGCAGGAGATTGGGTTAGCAAATTACGAGTGGTGTAATGAAAACTTTAATCTTCATAAGGTTAATAAATTAAGAAAAGAATTATATGCCAGTAATTAAGTGTCAATCAAACGGAAAATACCGCATCGGTAGCGGGCAGTGTATTTACGATACGAAAGAAAAGGCTGAAAAGGTGTGGAAGGCTATTCTTGCAAGTGGCAAGTATTCAAAGAAGAAAAAAAATGGTCGTTGAGTTATGGCTAAATCTGGAACTATTGGAAAGCAAACATTTGGAAAGCGAAGAAAAGGAAAGGCTCATAAGAAGCATAATAAACACAATCGAAAGGA